TTACTAACTGCTTTTACATAGCCTTCAATAACTAAAGATAAGTTTCTTAAAAGTGTTCTAGCCCCTGACATAGTTACCGCTTCGCTATCTTCAGATTTGGTATAGATCAACAGACCAGGCAAGTTAGCCGCACCAAGAGGGTAAACTCTTGATTGGTAAACTCTAGATGCAGTAGTGGTCAACCCTGTTAGGGTTGTAGCCGCTCTTTCTCTTAATTGTTGCCTGACGTGTGACACTATTGCTCCTCTAAGACTAACGCAGTAACACCTACGCCATCTGGCTGAACATTAATAATGTTATAAGTTACAGAACTGATTTGAATCGTGTCGCCGATCTCTACATTAGTCATGTCTGCGGATCTGCCTGTGCATACAGGTTGAGTTCCTTCTACTTCCATGCCCAATCCAGGATCTATAGCAAAGTATTCTTTGTTCAAAATGACATTAATACTAGAGCCGCTACCATTTATAGTGATAGTAGCCACAGTACCATGTGCATCTGTGTCAAAGTAACCTGCTAAATCTGCTGACGATTCAAGTACCATTACTTAGCCTTTTTACTAGGTGCCTTTTTGACTGCCTTAGTGGCCGTCTTTTCTGGTTTATCAGAAACATCGCTTGCTGTGCCGTTGCTTGTAAATTGTCTTGCTTCCGCAGAAGACACTTCTACAACGTCATTTTTCTTGCGCATGATTCCTCTAATGTAGGCATCCTGTTCCATTTTTATTTGTGCCATTGTTACTCCTTTGAGAGAGGGGAGCGAACTCCCCTCAAATCAAAATAATTAAACAGTAATATCCTTAATCGCCGCAAAAGCGTTAGGTATTCTTACTGCAACATCAACATCTTGGAAGAACGCAATTCTTGTTCCGCCAGAAGTACTTAATGTTGAACTATCAACAACTACATCAACACCTGACCAGAATCCCATCATTACTTGGCTAAAGTCACCTAAGATAAGTGCGTGGCAAGTACCAGAAGTAGATCCTTTAGTTAAGTTACTAGGTACGTTAGTTGAAACAGTTACGTTGTGTCCTAAGATAGAGTTGCTATCGTTTAGGATGAAGTTACCTTCAACACCTGAACCCTGTCTAGGTATTTGTCTCATTGCACCTTGTACTCCAGGAGTCGTTGCAAAGTTTAAAGTACCAGTTAAGGCATTATCAGCCGCTATAGCCGCTTCCATGTCTACAACTTTGGCATAAGTAATTGCACCACCATTAGTGTTTATAGCAACTACGTTAGTGTCAGACTCTTGCAAGATACCAGAAGGCTCATTAGATCCGCCGCCGTTTAAAGCAACTTGGTCTATCTTAGCCGCCATAGTTTGTACTATGTCATTTCTAAGAATTTGCTCTACAGATGGATCTGATTGAAGGGCAAGTTTTCTTGTGTAGTCAACAAATGTAGCTAAAGTTTTAGGTGCCATTGTGACTTGTGCAAAAGTAGCCGCGCCTTCAGTTGGTGCGCTTCCTTCTGCAACAAAAGCTGTGTTAGTTACAGATGCAGATAGCTTTGGAATCGCTATATCACCTTGTAAACCAGTCATAACTCTGCCGCCTAATTGTGCAACTACTGAGTTTGCATAGACTTCACCAATAAACTCATTGCCTAAGTGATCTGTTCCTTTTAAGAACCCACCTTGTGAGTTAGTTCCTACAGTTTGATCCCTTTGGCCCCAACCTATGTCCATAGGTAGGTAAAAACCTCTAGCTTCTTTACCAGTTCTAGAAGCGATGTCATTAGAGATCTCTCTTTCTAGTCCTGCTTTAGACCAGTCACCGCTTGATGCCGCTCTAATCGCATTTAAGAAAGAATAACTTCCTCTTTCTCTGTCGTTTAGTCCAACTTCTGCTACTGGTGTTTCAAGTGGCTTATCGTCTGCTATTTGATTAAGAAGTAGTCCTCTAAATTGCTCTAGTGAATGTCCTTCCGCTATTGATACATCAGCTAAATCACGTTTATGGTGTTTAGTAGCTAATGCTAGTATTTCCTTTGCTTCTTTAGCAACCTCAGATCTAACGCTTACTGCGGTTTCAGATCTAACAGCTTCTAAATCAACTTCTGGAGTTTTATTTTCTTCCATTTTCTTTTCCTTTATAGAATTGTTTATTAAAACAGGGGCTTCCACCTCTGCACTATCTTTTGACCTGGCAACACCCACCATAGGGTTTGTGTCGGCAGGTAATGAAACTAAGCTTGCTTCCATAGGAGTCCAGTTGGCCCTATAGGTTGTATCTTCCGCAGATTCGTCTCTTACCATAGAGTTGATTCTGTAGCCGACACTTACTGAACGCTTAATGCCGTCCAAAACATCGTTCCATGTCTCTTGTGCTAGTTCACTCCTTCCGAAGCGCACCGTTGCCAATGTCCTATTGGTAGCACCGTCTAAATTAAAATCCTCAACAATACCTACTTGCCTAGTCGTATCATGGTCTAGTAAAACAGGCATATTGCCGCTTCTGGCCCAACTCATATCAACTGAGCTAGGGGAATGATCAAGCACCTCCATTCCAAAACTACGTTCCACAGGTTCCTCAGAAGAAAGAGCAATGCGAACGGTTCTTTTGTCCTCATTAATCATTTCTGCCCTGGATAGATCTATGGAGCGGTAGTTAGTTTCGTCTTTGTCAAAACGCTTTTCCTCGTCTTCATCTTCGCCGTATGCGTTTTCTTCTATTTCTTCAACTTGTTCCGCTTTCGCANATTTAACATTGATAGAATNAGCNTCTTCTTCTACAGCTAGTATGTGACGTTCTTCCGTCCTTTCGTCCATATCTGTCTCCTTGGATTTAAGTTCTAAATTTAAGCCGTTAGGCTCGTTATTTNCAGATGGATTCAACATCTGTAAATTCTTTCTTATTCATATATAACCCCATGCAGAACAGCAAAATCCCTTAGTCCTATAGAAAACAAGAAGGTAGAGAGTGCGCCCATCTTCTGTATTTTGCTCAACATCGTTAAATGTTCCCACCTCAACTGCTTATTCATTGTCTGCACCCTGTAACTCAGGTTCAACTGCGCTAGTTTGTGCGCCAAATGGTTGAAATGCGGTAGTTACTCCATATTGTTCTGCTAATTTAGTTTCTCTGTCATGCTGTTCAAATAATTCTTCTACGTCTCTGCCATATGCCGCTTGTATATCGCTCATAGTTACCTGGCCTGATTTAAGTCCTAATATATTGGCTTGTATTTCTTTTTGCGGATCTACATAACTCCAGGATCTAGGAATAAACGTAGTTGAGTCTGCAAACTTATCAAAACGAGTAATAGGCATAGGGATCTGATTAGTTGTCATTGCCATTTCTAGCCATTCTCTAAATATAGGCTCTATAAAGTGTGCAATTACAAATTCTTGTATCACTCCAAACTGTGCGCGGTCTTCTAAGGATCCTGCGCGGATAGAGCTGTAGTTCACAGAACTTAAATCGTTAGCTAATGAGTGATAACTAATGTTTAAACCGCTTGCGATACCTCTAAGAATAGCGGTTTCAAATGCTTCAAATGCTGTAGTAGGGTGGTTAGGTTCAAAACTTTTAAAGTCCATGCCACTAGGTAGCTGTTCAAATGTGCCTGGTTCAGCTTCCATAATAGGAGANTANGTATCTTCATAGTCTTCNCCNAANTAACCATCACCGCCTGGGCTTACATAGAAACCCATTTTGCAAGCCGCAAGCCTAGATGCTGTCAACTCTGCTTGTCTGTAACCGTTTAAAGTGTGGATCTTGTCCATTGCTGTTGATGTCCAAGGTACACCGCGTGTCATTTCTGGCCTTTCTTGTATGTAAGCGTGTATTAATTCATCCGCAGGGATCCTAGTGTACTTTTGTGATTGTACTGTTGCATATTGGCTTGAGTCGTAAGGGGGTTGCTTAAATAAATGATAGGCTAAAGGTTTGCCAACTCCNNNNANNNCTANANGCTGTCAACTCTGCTTGTCTGTAACCGTTTAAAGTATGGATCTTGTCCATTGCTGTTGATGTCCAGGGTACACCGCGTGTCATTTCTGGCCTTTCTTGTATGTAAGCGTGTATTAATTCATCTGCAGGAATCCTAGTGTACTTTTGTGAT